GGTCCAGCCTTGCCTAATGTCGGTGTCAGTACATTAGACCCCTCAAGTACGGCAGATGTTTCAAGTAAAGCAGCTTCACGTATTGCCCAAAAGTATCCTTTCTTTTCTGCTTCTGCGCGATTGCCTACTTTACCAATAACCTCTTGCCATACTTTATATTCGTTTGGATATTCTTCTTCATCATTAACTGCGAGCGATACATTGATGTAACGCATTGCAACACTGTGTTGGTCAATCTCACCATTGAGATAAGCGTCAAAAACTTTTTCATTCATACCGCGCTTCACTTCTGATTCAAGAAAGAGTGCTGTTGTCATACCAGTCTTACCAAGTCCGAGCTCGCGCCAAGAAATTTTTCGCTCAGTGTAGTTAAGCGACTTTCCAACCTTACTGAGTACAGAAAAATTATGATCATACAAATGTGGTGCCGGCCTGTTCTTACGTTGCTCTATTGAGTTGGTAAAAATTCCTTCCAGATGCACATCACCATGTGAGTCAAGGTAGTTATAAGTGTTGGCAATGATCGTGCGCTTCAAGCTACCACCATCTTCATCATCCTCATAGAGGTACTTACCCTTTGTTACCTCAGTACTAAGTGTTGAAGGATTGAAGCTAGTAGCATCAGCATGCTTTGTTGCTGCCTTCTTAGCATCAATCAACTCTGCCTTATTAGTTACCAACCACTTGAATAACTCCTTGCCTGTGATGTTTGGTGTTTTCATTTCTTCACGATTTGTTTTTCGTCAATTTTTTTTGCGCGCTCTTTAATCTCCTGCGCAATTTTTTCCTTATCAATTTTCTTTGCCATATAATTTCTTGCGCTCTTTGCGCTTTGCGTTCGCTGCTGCAAGCATTGAACCGAAAGATGATAAACCTTTTTTCTTTGCAACAGTTTTTACTGCGACAACTTCGCTTTGCTCTACAATAGGCTCAGGATTAAATTCTTCCTGCTCTACTGATTTACTTGTAACACTTTTTTTCTTCGCCATAATATTTTTGTTTAAATTTTAATTCCAAACTTTCTTACCTCGTTCTTATATTCTTCAATAGTCAACGCACCATCTACCATTGCCTTTGACATTGCATTGAAGACTTGAGTCATTGCCTCACCACGTGATTTCAAATCCTCTTGGAAGATAGGCAGGTGCATATAGTCCATTATCAATTTTGTTTTCGCGCCCTTACGATACTTGTTATTAATACCACTAATCCACTCATTAGCATCCGGTATAACTGTATCAACATAAGCACCCTTGCGCGCTTGCTTCTGATTCTCGTAAGTACTACCAGCAGTGCGCACAAATAATTCCGAAGGCATACCATACGCATCAAGTATCTTATTGAAGTCTGCTTCAGTCTCTTGAAACAATCCCATCTTATCGGGGCTGATTGCCATTTGTTGCCAACGTAAATCGGCAGACGTTATAATCAATTGACGTTGACCATCCAATCCACCATACTCACGTGAGTACTCTTCCTGTACTCTATCACGCTCATCAGGATTAAGTGGTATGGCGCCAATCTTGTCGCTCGTTGCGTTACTGAGTATACCAAGTGCGCCACGATTTTTCAAAAGCACCCCGCGCGTCTCATAAGCCATTTTCAAATTGTTGAGCGCAGGTGTTAGCGCTTTCAACTTCGACTCACCAGTTAAGTTAGTATGATGGTAGTCATACATATTATCCATGTCGGCACGATCGTCATTGAAGTGGAGGATATTATTGTTGGCTATCTCTTTTAATTGTCCGCGATAACTTAGTTCATAATAGAAAGACTCCGGAGCTTCCACTTCAAAGAAGTATGGTTTATCCTGATCATACTTAGGCTTAATCCAGTTTGATGGAATGGTATAGATAGCAGACTTTTTTGCCATCTCCATGTCCATACCAAATGGAAGTAGCTCGTAGATATACTCGTTGCCGAAAATACTTCTAAAAATTTTTGTCTGGCGCAAAAACTCCTGCCCGTTCTGCATCCAGTTTGGATTGCGCAACTTCTGTACGAGTGGTGAGTCAATCTCAGTGCCATTATCATCAACCTCTTTTATTATACCATTACCAAACATACGCGCGCTGGTAGATATAGCTGCATTGAGTTCAGGCAACTCTAAATATGCTTTGATGTAGGACAACTCCTCCCATGCATTATACTTCGATGCAACATAAAAATACTTACCACCTTCTTTCTTAACGCGAAAGAGGTTGTTGAATGTTTGTACCCCGTATTGCCAGATGGTCATAATATTTTTATTTACCTAAGTAAAATTTGACATAACTAAATACCTCGCGGCATCCCATGCGTGATCTATACCAATGAAGTCTTGTTCTTGTTTTATTCCATTGATGACCCTGTGCTTATAACTCGTTTGTTCTTTTCTCCACTCAGGGCAGTCAACAATGTTGAGTCTATAATTTTTTAAGAGCGACACACCATAAGCAACTGAGCCAGCTGGTTTGTTCACTCCATATACCTTAAAGCCCTTACGTCTTAGATAACTAATATGTCCTGCGCTCGCACTGTCGCCCCAAATAATTTCATTACGCTTACCATGCGCGTCAATCATGTTTGCAATTTTGTCGGGCGCATCACATGGTTCATAAAATAATTTCTTGAAGTATATATCCTTTCCTATGATGCAGCCCTGAACAAGTACGGTAGGATCAACACTACCAAAGTCCATTGCATAGAATTGTTTCTCAACATTAGGATACTCAACATCTTTAATCCAGTTAACGTGTTGGAATACTAATCCCTCAGGAGCTGAACGCAAGCCAAGCCCATAAACATTCCACATGTAATCATCAGCAGTGCCGTTGATTATATTAGTAGGGTGTGGTCTGCGTTTAGAGGTAGGCAATTCGCGATCGTTCGGATCGGTAGGCTCATAGCCAAGTATCTTGCGCTTCTCCATATCGCTAACGTATGGGTTATCCAAGATCGTGGTCTTAATAAATCCAACATCGCTCCGCTTACACACCCTATCGTATACCCAATGCTCAGTTACTTTTGGGTTATAGTCTTGCCACCAGAATCTGCGGCATCGTTGCTCTGACTGATCAAAGACTTGCTGACTAACATCAAGTGATTCATTAATCCAAAAGTAATCGCATGATACACCATGATAAACGGTATCGCTATCAGCGCCAAGCAAATTAATTTTATTACCAAATAAATCAAAGCGGGCTACATCAGAGCGGTCAACGAATGGGGATGATATACCAAACATAGGTAGCCTACGATTGAAGTCATCGTATAGCGTTGTCTTAAATGATTTGTATGTTTCTTTGATGATATTAATAGTTGCATTGGTCTCTACTGAGCTGCACAACCATATAATAAAATCTATATCGGCCCATGTCTTACCACTGCGTGACGAGCCTTCCTGCACAACGCCAGACTTACCAGCATTGAACTGATCAACTAAGTATTGAAGATTAGGATTGATTACTATCTCACTCATTGAACGCGTTTGTATTTGTTGACGAGCCTCACAATACACGCAGCTACTAAGCAATAGATAAAGACATAGAGCAAAAAATTTCCCATAGCTTTTCATTTTAGGATAACATCTATGTCTTTACGACCTTCCATTTAATTCAGATGATGAACAAACACTACGATTCCTACTGTATTAAAATAACTCTTCCGCAATCCCCATGTCTTACCAACAAACTTGATTGGCTCACCACGCTCAAACACATAGTATATCATTGGTGTGTATGCGAACGTTTCCTCCATTAGTTTACTTGAGTAAAGTTTTATCAATCTTTTTTTGGTTTCGCAAATGGCATTAACTTGCTTACCTCTTCACGTGCTTCAAGCTCACCACTTACTTGAATAGATTGCTTCGGCTTACCATGCATGCGATCAAGAATTAAATTTGCTGCTTGCACATTACCTTTCTTAATCGCTTGCTTATACATTGCTTCAATCAGCAAATCAATTTTTGAAACATCATCATCTTTAGTAACACCAAACACTCTTGTGAGTACTGCGTTGAGTGAAGGTAGTTTGCGT